GTGTATAGCAATGCCGCCGCGCCGGATGCGGACGCGGTAACGGTCACGGTGACGGTGCTGATGCCGTTGCCGGCCGAGTCCCGCAGGACCCCTCTGTGTCGGACGAGTCCCATGTCAGGCCCCTTGCTGCTTTGCGTTGCTCTTGGCCTCGGTCATTGAGAGCTTCTGGTCGCGGATGCCCAATGCACGCTCGAACAGCGTGTAGTGCGTCTGCGCCAACTGCGCGCTCTTGATCGAGGTGAGGTCTTTGGTGAAGAAGCAGAACAGCACGTAGTGCTGCATCGCCTCGGCGTAGATGTCGTCCAGCGCGATGACATCGGTCGTCGCGGCCAGGTCGGTCGGCATGGCCGCGTAGATCAGGCGCAGGCGCCCGCCGCCGCTGATGGCCGGGTAGATGTAGAAGGCCTTGGGGTCTTCCTCATCGGTCATCCAGTGCTCGGCCACGGTCCCGGTCGCCAGGTGCCAGGTCGGCACGTAGTCGTCCAGAAACGCCCGCTTGACCTTGGTCACGGGCGCTGCCGGTGATTCGGTCGTGGCCGCGACGTTGTGCGGGATGTCGATGGGCTGCAGGCCACGGGTCAGGCCCAGGCCCGCCAGCGTCTGCCGCGTGCCGGCGACGGGCGTCACCAGCGCGATCTGCGTGTAGGCGCGCGGCACGAGGTTGACCACGGCCAACTGCGCGTCGGCGCACCACAGGATGCCCTCGTCCTCGGGCCAGCGCTTGTTGATCCCCTGGTCGTGCGCCTTCGTCCAGGCGCGATCGAGGATGCTCTGGACGGTGCGCGTGCCCATGTCAGCCCGCGGTCGCCGCGTCGATGGCGGCGCGGATCTTGTCCGCGTCCTTCAGCCGCTTGTCGAGCTTGATGCCGCGTTCCTCGGCGTAGGCGTGGAGCTCGGCCGGGGTCTTGGTCAGCCAGGCGTCAACGATGGCCTCGCCGACTGGCGCTTGCTCAAGCCCCACGGCGGCCACGGGCTCGCCCTCGACCTGCTCCCACACGGCATCGAAGGGGCGCAGCTGGGCCCACACTTCAGGCGTCACGGGCTGCACGTCACCAGGGCCGACCCACACGGCGCCGCTGTGCGCCACGTTGTCGGTCTTGATCGGCTTCCTGCCGATGTAGCGAACTTGGATCATTCGGTGCTCCAGAAAAAAGGGGCTGGACTTGCGACAGTCCAGCCCCTGGCAACTGCGCTACGAAGGCGCAGGGAGACAAGCGCTCAGGTCAGGTGATGCCTTCGATGACGCCACCGGCCTGCATGTAGAGGCTCGGCGTGCCGCTGACGCCGGTTGCCGCGGCGCTGACGGTCACGATGATCTGCACCGGCTCGTTGAACTTCACCGGCTCGAACACCAGTTCCTGCCAGGCCGTCGTCGCCGCGCGCAGCGTCGTGGCGTCGGTCGAAAACGCCGTTGCCAGCGTCGCCGTGCCGCCGGGCAGCTTGGTGCGGTAGCCCATGCTGGCGGTCAGCGTGGTGCCGGTGTCGAAATCGCCGCCGTAGAAGCGCAGCGTTTCGAGGCGCGTCCCGGCCGGAACTTCGATGCACACGATCACGTCGTTGAGCGCCAGGGCGGCGCTCGGCGTGACCTTGCAGCTGTCCATCCACGGGCCGACGCAGAGCGTCGAGTTCAGCGGCGGACGGCCGGGTTGGTTGCTCACATAGGTAGCCATGATGTTGGGCTCCTTTCTTGGTTGGTTGAGTTACAGGCCCACGCGACGCACGGCGGCGTCGATGGCGATGACCCCGTGGTCGGTCGGCTCGAGGTTGCCGTCCGCGTCGCGGAAGCTGAAGCGCAGCTTGGTTTCGCCGCCCATCCACTCGCCCATCGCCTCGTGCTTGGAGTCGTAGTCGTAGACCCGCTCCTTGAACGATGCCGTCATGCCGCTGGACGTGTTGTTGCCCTGCAGCACCGCGAACGCCTGCGCACCCATGAAGATGGCGCGCGAAACGCGGTGGGTCGTGGTGAAGCCGCTGCCGATGGTCGCCGTCGTCTCGGTGGCCGTGTAGCGGTTGGCCGAGCTGATGATGGCCGGCGTGTCGCCGGTCGTGAAGCTGATGGTGTACTCCATCGGCCTGATCACGATGCGGTTCCACATCACCACGTCACCCATGAACAGCGGGTGCTTCTTCAGGCCCATCAGGTTGGCGCGTTCCATCGCCAGCGACTGCCAGTTGCGGATGTTGTATCCGGCCGTGGTGTCGGTCAGCAGGGTCTGGTACGCCACCGGGTCGAGGTACAGCACGCCGCGGATGGGCGAGTAGTTGGCCGCCGGGTCATCGGGCAGCTTGATCGGCTGCATCTTGAACTCCAGCGAATCGCAGTACTCGGCCAGCGCGTCGACGTGGCGCAGGGTCCAGACATCGGTGTTGTCGATGCTGCCCAGCTGCGCCCCGCCCTGCACGAACCCGGTGCCGTCGATGACGAGGTGCCGGTTGTAGGTCGGCGCCAGCACCGGGTTGATGAGCTTGGCGTTGAACTCGGCGGTACTCGACTGCGCCACGGTCTTGATGTGCCACGCCTTGCCGCGCTGGTCGCCGCGGGCGCCGGCCAGATGGATCAGCGTGCGGTTCCACAGCAGACGCGGGAAGTAGCCCATCAGCTGCGCCATCGCCATCGAACGAAGGTTGATCTTCGTGCGCTGGTCGATCATCGTGCCGGGAACGGCGTTGATGACCTTCGAGGCCAGGTTGATCTTGGCGTCCATCGAACTGATGTCGACGTTCTCGCCTCGGCCTTCGCGCATCTGGTCGCCCATGATCGGGTCGCCGCCCAGCGTGTCGTAGGCTTCGATCGTCACTTGCGTGCCTGCCTTCTTGGCCGACAGGTCGGTCACGAGGATGCCGGGCAGGCCGGGGTTGGACTGCTGCTTGATGGTCGACTCGGCGCCCGATTGGGTCGGGGCCTTGCCGATCAGCGGCGTGAGGTCGGTTGGAGCTTTGATCGCCACGGCAGTGAGGGCGACCGACTCCTTCACCAGCGCGAAATTGCTGGTGTCTTGCACAACGGTAGTCATGATGACGTTCCTTCAGGGATTGGTGTCAGTAGGAGAGGCCCACCATTCGCCTGATCTCTTCCATGCTCATTCCCATCGCGGCATCGACCATCTGACCGGCTTGCATGCCGGCCATCGGGTCGCCGACAGCCATCGGGCCGCCGTTGAAGTCCGTGAGGGTGGGGAGCACTTCCTTGACAGGCGCGGCGGGCCGCGGTGTCGGCGTGGTGGCCGACGTGTTCTTGCCTGGAGTGGGTGGCAGGGGGATGCCGTTGGCCTCGGCTACGCGGCGTTGCACCTCGGCGAAGCGTTCGGCCATCGGCTTTGCGCTCCACACGGGATCGGCCAGCAGTTCGGCGTCCGTGGCTTTCGCCTCGGTCCACAAACCGCCGCCGCGCGCTTGCCAGGTGGCCAGCAGCGCATTGCCCTTGATGGCCTCGGAAACCTGGGCGGCAACAACGTCGCGCGCCTCGTCTTCCGTGACCTGCTGGGTTTGCGCTTGCGCGGCGCTCTTGGCTGCCTCGTCCGCAGCGACCTTGGCGGCCAGCGCGGTGTAGGCGTCGCTCAGCTTCTTCATGGCCGGGAAGTCGCTCTCCATGTCGGCCAATTCCTCCGGGGAGAAAAGGGCTTCAATGGCTGCGTGCTTCTCGGATGAAGTAGCGCCCTGACCTTCCAGTCGGGCTAGTTTGGCCAGCGCTTCGGCTTCTCTGCGTTCAGCATCGCGCCGCTGCGCTCGCTCGTTCTCGAGCACCTGGTACGGGATGACGTGCTTTCCATCCCTGGTTGCCACTCCAGTGGCGACGGGCTCCTCTTTCGTCGGCTCGGCAGCGGCGGGCGGCGCGCTGCTTTCCGCTGGCGCCGGCGCGGGGGCCGGTGCTGCTGCGGTTTCGCCCTGGGGTTGCGCTGGCGGTGCGGCTTCCTCCTGCTGGCCGTACAGGAGATCCCTGTAGGTCTGCGGGTCGGTGAAGTCGCTCCCGGCCTGTAGCGCGTCGAGCTTGTCGATCAGTGCTGTGTCGCTCATGGTTCCTCTGCCCGGTATCGGTGGGCGCCGAAATGGCGAAGCCCGCCGGGATTGCTCCGTGGCGGGCTTCTTGGGTTTGCCGGCTGATACACCATCCGCAGGGCCGGCGCCCGCGGTGGAGAAGGGGTCTACGCGGCCTGGCTGGCTTCGGCCAGGGCGTCGTTGATGAGGTTGTCTTCGTTGGCCGCCGGATCGTTCAGCGGCTCAAGCGGCTGGTCCTTGATCTGCTGCGCTTTGGCCGCGTTGAGCTCGGCTCGGGTCATCAGTTCGGCGACCGTGGCGTGGAGCTTGTCGATCTCGGCTTGCATGGCCTGCTGCTGCTGCGCCTGGGCTGCTTGCGTGGCCTGCTGCTTGGCCTGCTCGGCTTGCGCGAACGATTCATCGTCCATTTCGTCGGGCTCGGGGATGCCGGCCTGCTGGCGCATCCACTTGGCGTACTGGTCGCGGTGCTCGAGGTCGCCGCTTTCCAGAAGCGCGGGCACCAGCACGGCGCGGGCGATCGGATCGTTGCCGACCGACTGGATGGCCTGCGACAGAAACACCTGCTGCTGCGCGCGGTAGGCCGGCGTGGTCGGCACATCGCCCAGGCCCACGCGCACCGCGGCGTCTTCGACCTGATTTATCGGTGCGCCCTGCGCGTTGGTCGTGTTCAGCACCACCACGCGGCGCTTTTTGCCCGTGCCGACCTCGATGGTCATGTTGGGCTCCATCAGATCCTCGGCGATGATCTGCATGGACAGGTCGCCGGCGGCCGTGCGCGACATGCGGTAGTTGTCGCTCGTTTCGCCCAGGCTCGTCACCGACTGCTCCACCAGCGAGTTCAGGGCCACGCCCGACGATGCGCCGTCCTTGCCGCTGCCCAGCAGCGCGTTGTAGAGGCCGGGCACGTCTTGGATCAGCTGCTTGGCGTCCATCATCACGTCGGCCTGTTCCTTCTGGAGCGACTGGTTCATCACCACCTTCAGGCCGTCAGCGTTGCGCCGGTTGGCGTTCAGCACGAACTGCGCATCGGGGCGCATCACCTCTTTGGCCAAGGTGACAAAGTTGTTGTACTTCGTGTCCAGCGCATCGTTGTCCACGAAGACCTGCTTGGCCTTCAGCAGCCACAGCAGGCGGCTGCGGCGCTCGTTGAACTCGTCTTGCGGGCCGATCATCCCGTGCACCAGGCCGTAGGGGCTTCGGTCGTCGTCGGCCGAGTAGCACACGAAGGGGATCAGCGGGAAGCGCCGGCCGCGCAACGCCGTGTCGAACAGGCGGTACGGGCCGGCGAACATGGCGTGCCGCACCTCGTAGCTCGGGCCCTTCATCAGCCTGGCGCCGCCGCCCTGCACCAGCGCGACGTGCAGCGGGTTCTGCGGGTTGAACTTGACCCGCTTGGTGCCCGACACGATGGCCACCTCCTGCTTGGGCTTCTTGTAGTAGACCGAGTAGAAACGCACGCGCTTGCGTTCGGCGTTGTCGAGCCATTCTTCTTCGGTGCGGCTGAAGCTGCGCCGGGTGCTGTCGATGCTCTCGAACTGGTCGCGCGAGGTCAGGATGGTCCGCGCCATCGCGTCGGTGATCGGGCCGGAGTGACACCCGACCTCCAGCAGCGCCTTGTACTTGGGCATCGTGACGATGGCCTCGTCCAGATCGACCCAGCGTTGACGCACCACCCACTTGGCATCGCTCTTGTCGGCCATGCGAGCCCGCCAGTCCCACCACACTTCGTTGCGGTGCACGGCCTGGCAGCGGTACGGGTAGGCCAGCGGGTCAGGGTTGCGGCTGACCTCGACCCAGCCGATGCCGGTGATGAGTTGGCTCTTGTACGCCTCGCCGATGGCCAGATCCACGTTGGCCTCGCGCTGGAACTCGTGCATGCGCTCGCTCAGGCCGGCGGCCACGTCAGCGAAGGCCCCGTTGTCGGCGTCGATCTTCCAGGCCAGCCGGGTCTTGGCCTCCTGGCCCAAGGCGCCGTTGATGGTGCGCTGGATCAGGTTGGTGATGGTCAGCGGCTCGCCGGTTTCCCTGCTGCGCTCGATGCGCTGCGCGTCGGCCTGCTTGTGGTCGTAGTAGTCGGCGCACTTGTTGGCAGACGGGCGCCAGTCAGGCTCGCGCTCCATGTCCCCCAGCAGGCGCTCGAGCTCCACGAGCGGCATGCCGTCGCCGGATGCCATGTCGCGCGATTCGGTTCCGATCATGTCGTCTGCCTCAGTTGTAGCGGGGGCGGGCGTGGTACTCGGCCAGAACCTTCTGCTCTTCCGGCCGCGCTTTCGTTGTCACGGCCTGGCCCTCGCCGCCGCCCATGACCATGTATTGCCCGGCTTCGCACGGGTGGCTGAAGCGGTTTTTGTCTGGAACATCGCGATACCTCTCGTCTCCGGCGACCTTCAGGCGCTTGAAGGCGTAGCCGCCCTGCAAGCCCTTGCGCGTCACCTTGCAGTCGCTGTGAATGAGCATCCCGGGCTCGCCGTCGATGAGCCTGCGCATCGGCGCCGCGAAGGCTTCCGTCCGCACGCTGAAGTCGTTGGTGTAGGCCGGGATGGCGTCGATGTCGTTGGCCGCGAGAAGCTGGAACACGGTGCGTTCCTCGTTGTCGCCGGCCTGGCGCTGGTCGCCCGCGGGGTCGCCCGTGATCGAGACGATCGGCCAGCCGGGGAAGTGCTCGTTCAGGAAGCGCTTGAGCTCGGCCGCGAATCGGATGACGCCCGTGTCCTCCGTCACCAGTTCCCGGCGGATGCGCCACTGACCCGATGGCGTGCGCTGGCCGATGAGCGCAGCGGGCGTCAGGCCGAAGTCCAGGCCGATGTGCAGGCCCAGGGCCTTGACGAGCTCGAAGTCGCGGCAGTGCGTCGTGTCGCGGTAGTCCGGGTAGACCGGCTTGCCGTCCTTGACGAACCCGTATTCGTTGGCCAAGTTGACCTTGATCCAGTCCTCGTCCTTGCCTTGCGCGCCCTTCAGGTAGTAGTCGCGCGGCAAGTTCTTGATGTTCTCGGCCGCCGGGTTCTCGCGCCACGGGGCATCGGCGCTGTCGCGCACCAGGCCGCCGGGCTGCTTGAAGAATGCCCAGCCCTCGGGCTTGTCTTCCTCGGCCAGCCGGTAGTACCAGTGATCGGTGTCCGGCGCGTTGGTGTCGCCGAAGATCCCGTACCACGTCGGTTCGATGTCCTGCGGGTAGCGGCCGACCCGCAGGTCCAGCATCTGCACCACCGCGAACGGCAGTTCCTTCGTCTCGTTGAGCCATCCCGCGGTCAGCTGCAGGCCGCGCAGCTTGCGGACGTGATCCTCGCGGTCCAGGGCGAGGAAGATCATTTCGCTGTCGACCGTCGTGCCGTCCTCGAGCCTGAACTTCAGCGTGTGCGTGGGCGGCTCCATGTTGCCCTTCACGTAGCGGCCCAGGTCGCCGAACATTTCGATCCAGTCCTTTGCCGTCGTGCCCAGCAGGTCCGGGTAGGTGTTCCGAATGGCGACGATGCGCGACTTGCGCTGCTTGTTGCCGTCCGGCGCCTGGTTGCACATGATCCGAAACGCCTTCCAGCATGAGGCGTTGGTCTTGGACGAGCCCAGCGGCCCACAGATGAAGGCGCGTTGGTCGGGGCAGGCGATGTAGCGGTCGAGCGTCGGTCCTTGGGGCCGGTACTGGTAGTCGATCGTGGTGCTCATCCGCGCCCGGTGTAGTCCTTGACGCGCACGGTCGGCATCGTGACTTCCAGCTTGTCATTCAGCATGCCGAGGTGGCGCATCGCCAGCGTCAGCGCCGCACCCTTGTCGAAGACCTTGACCTTCTTGGTGGTCAGCGACACAGCGGCTTCCTCCTCGCCGCCCATGCTTGACGTGATGGTGTCGACGCCGGCCATCGCCGCGGCCGTGTCGTCATCCCACTCTTGCGGCAGCTTCAGCGAGCCGTCGTCCTTGAAGGCGCGGCGCAGATCGGAGAAGGCCAGGCGGGCGAGTTCCTGCAGCACGCGGTCTTGCGTGATGTGGACGCGCTTCTCGCGCTCGGCCATTGCTTCCCTGATTCGTGCGCTGATTGCAGGTTTTCGCAGGTTTTCTTGCCCGATTACATGCGCCGTCTTGGGTGAATATCCTGCGCGCGCCGCTGCTTGCGTCGCGTTGAGGTCGATCAGGTACTCCTGGCAGAAGGCCTCCTGCTTCGCCGTCAATTTGGTGCGCTGGGTCATTTATCCCGCCGCTGCGCCACTCAGGCGAACCCGATATTCCGAATCACTCATGGACTGCTTTCGACAGTTGCATGAATGGCACAGACCCTGGATGTTCTCTTTGTTGTGTGCGCCACCGCGAGATAAGGACTGCTTGTGATCCAGGCTTGCCCCGAGTTCCATCAGGTTGGCGCTGCAATAGGTGCAACGCCACCTCTGGCGCGACAGCACATCAATGGCATCGTCCAACGACACCATGCCTTCTGCTCCCACTTTTGCTGCGCGCAGGTTTTGCCCCCTGACGACACGCATCAAGCGATACCTCCAGAACTGGAACGCGGGGGCCGTTGCTTTCGCGCCACTGGAATCGGGGTAGTGTTGGCACATACATTGCTTTGTAGTACAATCGCGCCCACAGAGCGAAAGCCGCACGCCGCGCGTGCAGAAGGGAAGCCGGCAGGCGACCTGGGTCTTCGGTAGGGGCAAGCTGGCGATAACGTCGCCCCCGCTCACAGTGCGCAGGACGGCCCCGCAGAGTTGATCGCTCTGCGGGGTTTTTCCTTTCTGGCGGGTCATTTCACGATCACCAGGCCAATCACGGCGAGGCCGACGACGCCCAGCACGGTCAGCATGCCGCGCACGGCCCAGGTGCGGGCCTCCTTCAGCGGCGGCAGTTCGGACGCCAGCGTGGTTTCGGCGACGCGCAGGCGGCCGTCCATGAGGGCCATCTGCGTCTGCGTCTTGCCGTAGTCCTCGGCCTGGCGCTCGAGGTTAATGCTCAGTCTGGTCAGGGCAATCATGCCGCCTCGCAGTTCGTTGACGCCATCCTTCAGTTCGCCGACGCCGCTGTGCAGGTTGGTGACGGCGCCCTTGATCGTGCCCACGTCATCCACGAGGCTGTCGATGCGCTGGCTGTCTGCGCCCATCATGGTGGCCAGCACGTCCACCTCGCGGCGGTTGCGCTGAAGTCCGGCGGCTTCGTCGCCTCCCAGTTCGTCCGGTGCCCGGCTCATGCGTGGCGGTCTGCTGTTCATGTGCCTTCCCTGATGCCCTTGATGTACCCGGCGCGCACCAAGATGCGGTCGGTGCTGGTCTTGGCCTTGCAGCGAAGCAGGTAGACGACGCCGGCCACCGGGTTGTTGACGGCCTGGCGCACCGCGGGGCTGCTGACCTGACGAGATCCGCTCAGGAAAGCACTCGGTGTCGGGTCGGTGCCGCTGTAGACCTCCGCCGTCACCACGGCGTCGCCGGCGATGGCGTCCACCAGGGTTTCGCCGGTTTCGAGCTCGTTGCTGAAGTCGAAGCGGATGGTGTCGTCTTCTTCGACATCCATGTCTTCGAGGATTTCGGCTCTGCGCATGAGTGTCACCGTCCTCTTGAGTGGGGGCATGTAGACGGCGCGGCGGCCGTTGGTGAGGATTCGGTTCTTCTCGGATGAGGCCGCCACGATTGCGCCTGCGCCGGCCAGCACGCCAGATGCTGCGTGAATGATCCGAATGGCCGACGTACCTGCAATCGCCGCACCGCCGCCGAACATGACGCCGGTGGCCGCGTGCACATGCAGCACGGTCGCCGTGCCAGCCACCGTCGCACCAGCGCCGGCCAGCGTGCCCGCCGCTGAGTGCGTGCCGGCAGGTAGTGCGATTTCCGCAGACCCAACAACCGCACCGCCCGCGCCGGCCAGCACGCCAGACGAGGCGTGCACTCGAGACCTGGCCGCGGCGCCGGCAATGACAGCGCCTGCAGCTGCCAGCGCGCCAGATGCCGCATGCACCCGCGTCCGCGCCGCAGAGCCTGCCGTGACAGCGCCGGCCCCTGCCAGCACCGCAGACACCGTGTCGTGCGCCTCTTCACCCCCACCGCTCCCGTGTTGTCGGTGGTGAACGTCGTCGTCAGGACGTT